ACTTCAGTTGGAAGAATTTTTGTTTCACGCTCATCTCTGGATGCCTGCAACATTTGTGCTGCTGCAGATAAAACATTAATATTAGTTTCATTTGCTTTGACCATCTCATTTCTGAAAGATTCTACAGCAGCGCCAGTAGATCTTTGTTGTTGAGAATTTTCAATAAGCATCATTGGCAACCAATTAATAGCACAAGACCATTCATCAACTTCTTGCCCAGTATTTGGGTTCATACCTCTAACGTGCGTGTACCAAGCACATTTGAGACCAATACAATCTTTTTTAATTAGTGGACAATAATTACCTGGTTTTACTTGCATAATAATTTCAACCTATTAATAAAAATTATAACATATTTAGTTTAATGTGCAAATTATAGCATCAACATATTGAACTCTCAAGTCCATTGCAGTGTTTCCAGTAGTTGTTACTGATGCAGTTCCACTAAAACTATGATCGTGAGCACCACCACCAGTCGATTCTACCATTCCTGGAGTTGAAGTGCTTCCAGCAACCCTAAATGTTCCAGCATTACTGAATGGGTTTGCACCAGATCCACCAGATACTCCTTGAAGACTACTGTGAGTATGTTGTGGAATTTGTGTAATTGAAAGTGTTGTTTGTCCAACTGTATATGTTGTTTGCCCAGTTGGAGAAGTTACTTGAGGTGTTGAACTAAATGGTACTGAAATTGGTATAGTAGATGCTGGAAAAGTTGTAGTAAAACTATTTGTACCACCACTTCCACCACCATTTCCAGATACAACTCTCAGTGCTTTATTATCATGGGTAGTATCTTTAGTCCATCCAGTTGGAGCAGCAGATTGGACAAACAATTTTTTTGTTCCAACAGGATACATCCAATACTTTGAATTTATTTCATTACCAACAGCAAATTGTATTCCAGTATTTGTTAAAACCGCCATCTTAGTTAAATGAGCAAAGAATTACGTCTACATATTGAACTCTCAAGTCCATTGTAGTATTACCTGTCGTAGATAGTGCCACGTTTCCTGTCCATGGGTGAGTGTGTGCTCCTCCAGTACCCAAAGGACTATCTACACCACCAGTAGCAGTATTTCCAGGAGTTCTAAATTGTGAAGATCCTGATGCTGCAGCAGCATCAGATCCAGTTAAACTATTATGAGTATGCTGAGGTATTTGTGCTGTAGTAAGAGTTGTATTGCCAACAGTAGCAGTCACAGGCGCAGTTACTGAAATAGGAACTGCAATCGGTTTTGCTGTAGCGGGAAAAGCAGAAGTAAATGAAATACCTCCAGCACCTGCAGTACCACCAGATCCAAATCCACCACCAGTTCCACTTACAACTCTCAATGCTTTATCATCGTGGGTTGTACTTTTTGTCCAACCAGTAGGTGCTGCTGCTTGAAAAAATACAGATACTGTGGATTGCGGTAACACTCCATACTTAGATGTTAATGATGTAGCATCACTAAAAGTGACACCAGTTGCGGTTAATACTGCCATCGTATCTCAAGATTTCTTTGTTATTTACTTATTTATTGTTATTTAGACTTACCATTTACGGTAGAACACTCATTACAGTAATAAGAAAACCCATCTCTGAAATATTTCACAGTTTGAAAATTTTCAATAGTTAGGGGTTTTTCAACTCCACATTTGTCACATATCCTGGTCTTTTTTTGAACGTTTTCTAATTTTTTTGAGTTCTTTAAGTTCAAATTTAATATTTTTGTAAGCAGTTTCAGCATCAATTTTTCCTCCCATTTCTAAAGCACATATAATATCAACTCTAGTCCCAAAATGAGAAAGAGCAGTTTCAAATGTGTTTAACTCTTCATACATTATAGATTTTCCTCTTGTTCAGTAAGAATTTTACAATCAGAAAGTGGATATGCAACACACAAAAGAGTAAATCCTTCATTCATCTGATCGTCATCAAGAAAAGTTTGTTCAGAATTGTCAACTTCACCTTCAATGACTTTACCAGCACAAGAAGAACATGCACCAGCACGACAAGAATAAGGAAGATCTACACCTGCTTCATCTGCTGCTTCAAGAATATATTGATCTGCTTCACAAGGTACTACAGTTTCTACCCCATCAGCATTTACGAACGTAATATCAAAAGACATTTATTTTTCTCCTAAGGTATACATTTGTAAGTTATATATAGGCAATTTTATCTCATCAATTTGAGATTGTAAAGTATTTTCAACCTCATATAATGAATTAGTAAGTTCAATGTTCTCTTTTTCTAATTTTTCAATTCTCTCTTCCAAATTAGAAATCAATTCCATCAAAGAAGTTTTTTTACCTTCATTATGATCAATACAATTGATCACGTATTTTTGTTCTTTTTTTGGTCCAAAAATCCAAGAAATGATATTATTCATTCAAAATTTTCACCATCATACTGTGTGGTATTTATCCGAAGTTGATGTATGTCATATGATAATCTTTGAATTGAAGATTTAACATTTTCATCATTAAACGCTTGATTAATTTCCAATTTAGTAATTCTATTCATTAAATTGAGACTAATTATTGTTGTAAAAAATGCCCATGCAATAATACAAAAAAAGATAATTTTTTTGGTTCTTACTTTCATAAAAGTCCAACTTCTTTAAGATATTCTCTATAACGCATAAACCTACCAAGTCGTGGTTCAACACCTAAACTAAGACAACATTCACAGTATGATAACCACTCAAACCATGGTGTCGTAGGATCTAAAACATGATATGGATAATTATTAGAGTTTTCCACCTACAACACCTTCATAAACCTGCACATCATCAAATCCTTCTTGTTTTTTCTTCAGATACCATCTAGTAGCAGAAATACATTGTGTTTCAGTTAATGATGTTAATAACCCGTTACCTTCTTTATCATATGATTGCCATGTTCCCCATCTTTTTTGTTCAACATAAAAAGCATCATCAATAAATGTTTTTTCCATATTCAGTTATTATTTTTTACTTTAGGATCGTCAAGTTGAAGAAGCGTCTTTTTTGCTACTTGTACAGAAATCCATTCTTTGAGTTCTGGGGTTTCAATCCATTCCCAAATAGTTCCATCTTTTTGTACGTGCGTTTTAGTGGTCATAGTTTTTAGAAAAGACATTATCCAATTTATCAGAAGTATTTTTAATTGTCAATTTTTTTATTACTCATCCATGCAATATAGTATTTTTTTATTAAATCCTCATCATAATCATCAAAACCAAGAAAATTATATAATTTTTTAATATTAATTAAAAAGTCTTTCAATTTTAGATAGAAATTAGGGTCCCATTTATATGCCAAATCATTATAATATTCATTTTCACTACAAACTATAACAGTTGAATTTTTCCAATGTGATTTATGAAAACTTAATGTTCTTTTAGTCCACAAATGATCAACAATAAAAAAGTATTTACCTTCAGCGGTACAATCATTTAAAAAGAAATATCTATCATTTATGTTTTCAATTAGAAAATCATATCTTAATGTTTTTGAACATGAAACATATTTACTAAAAGATAGACAATTAACAACAAGATTAAAATCATATTTTGATTCCGTCAAAAATAATATTGCTTTTTCGTTATCAAGGTCGAAATCAAAATTTTGGTATAATGTACTAGTTCTAACATCAAGAAAATCCATATCATCATTATACAACTTTGATATAAGTGCTGTCCATGGTTTATATTTTTTTGGTATAGGAATTTCTGATAAATCAGATAGTTTTTTAATCCATGATCTATAAATTTTTCTCAAAGACTTTTCATCAAATTTGGATAAATTAAAACCAATATAAAATTGTTTTATATCATTTAAATAATCTTCTTCAGATAAAAATGAATTTACATCCCATATATAAATTTCTTGTTTTGTGCTTAGATCACAATAAGAATATTTTTTTACATCAGTATACTTATTTTTCAGTGCTGTTTTACCTTTTTCTGATAATGTAAAATAATCAGAAAATTTAATATTATCCAAAGATTTAAATTTAGAAAAATTATATGATCCTTTATAATTATGAACACACCTTCTTAATTTAACAAAAAGATGTGAGTTTACGAAATATATTACTTTACAATTTTTTAAACGTTTTAAATGATAATTTATTTGAGACTTAGTTTCTTCTTTATCAACAATATGTGTAAATATGAAAAAATACTTTTCTTTATTATTATTTTTAATATCTTCATAAGTAAAAAATTTATCACAAATAGTAAAGTCTGACCAATACAAATTTATATCATTTAAACTTTTATTAAAATATTCCTCCTTTTCTTTAATAGAATTAAAAGAAGAACAAACATCATCACTAAGAGATAAAGAATTTATTAAAAAATTTCCCCCAGAACTATATTCATAGGCAACTAAAACAACTTTATCATAGTTTTTATTAATATAAATTCCATCATCTATATTATTTTTCTCATTAACTTTATGATAAGTTACTCCATCAAAACTAGTTTTTATTTCATAATATTCATCTAAATTTGTAGTATAATTCATATAAAAACTTTAACCTTATACATATCTTCCCACTCTTTACAATCTTTTTCGTCATTCACCATTGGTTTTCCTTTAATATTTAAACTGGTATTCAGTAACATAGGACAACCAGTTTTTTCATACCACAATTTCAAAAGATCATAAAGTTCTGCATTCTGCTGTCTATTTACAGTTTGAACTCTACTTGTCTTATCTACATGAACAATCGCAGGAAACTTTTTAGAATATCTACATTTTACTGCATACTGCATATATGGTGAAGAATTCGTAGGCATCCTAAAATAATCATGTACATATTCCTCCATAATCACAGGAGCAAATGGTCTGAACTGTTGTCTTTGTTTGATATTATTAACCATTGACTTAATCTGAGGATCTCTAGGATCAGCAAGCAAACTACGATTACCTAATGCCCTGGGACCAAACTCTGCACGACCCCTTGCAACTCCACAAAGACCATGATCCATCAAGTGATTAACAATTTCTTCGTTTGATGCAACTGATTTAATATGATATCCAAGATAAGGTCCATGCCAATCAATATGTTTCTTTTTGTGTGCAAGCACAGCACCAATTGCAGATCCATTATCTCCAGGTGCAGGCATAATCCACACATTATCATAAT